CCGATGCACCTGTTCGGTCTGTGGTTGGTCTTGTACCTCACGGACCGTATGGGTTCGGTGTGAGCTTCGGTACGCCGACCGTGCTCGCTCAGTGCGAGCACAATGCGCTGAATGCGCTGTACAAACGCCATCTTTCCGCCCCACCCAATCCTTGCACCCGCCCCTTCCACTCGTGTTTCCTTGACTACATTCAAACTAAACTTGTCCCTCAGTTTCATTTTGTCCGGCAAGCCTGTGAAGGCGCGTGGAAGAAGAAGAAGACCCAATCTAAGCTTGACTCGATCGACCGGTCCGTCGTCTATGACCGGTTCGAATTCCAAAGAGCGAAGTCCTTTGTCAAGCGTGAGATCAGTGTCAAGGTTCCGAAGAAAGCCCGTTTGATACAGGGCAATTTCAATGAAACGACGGCCTACCACGATCCTGATACTTTCAAGGCCATCTCCCATCTTTTTGAAGACGTGCGCTTCGAAGCTGAAGGCGTTTCGTTTGCATTACGGTACACGTCTGGGTGTACTAACGCCGACATCAGCCGACTGTTCTCCGATGAGGTTGCGATGCCTACGGAGAAACTGTATGATGAGCGCGATGGCACCAACTGGGACTCAACTATGCAGGAGCCCCACATGCGGTTTGAAGCCTCTGTCTATTCGTTATTTGATGCGGTCATCGGTCAGCGGCATTTGCAGCGGTCGACTCACTGCAAAGGCACGATCGCAACTCGTGACTACATCATCAAGTACGTGACCCGCTGGAAACGCCTCAGCGGGGATTGGAACACGTCAGTAGGCAATTCCATTATTTCGATGGCCATTTGCATAACGGCGATTTTGTCGCTGCCATCACATTTGCGACCACACCGCGTTGCTGCCTTTTTCCATGGGGATGACTATTTGGCGATTTACCACTATCATCGCAGTCCGCCGCCACAAGTTTTGAACACCGCTTTGGCGGATCTAGAAAAATCGCTTGGGATCACGCCTGTGCGCGGGGTTTTTCGAGACCCCCTTTTGGTCGAGTACATTTCGATGTCCGTTTGGCCATGTTACGACGGAACCTACTTCTTTGCTCCGAAATTATCGAATCTTTTCGTGCGCCTTTTCTTCAGCACTCGACCTTTGTCCCAACACACTGCGGACGATGTGTGCGCGACTATCGCCGCGCTCGCACCCCATTTTGTCGGTTGCGAACCCGCTGAACGGTTTTTCGCAGCCCACCGGCGGGCGTGGGTAGCTCGCCGTCGAGGGATCAAGCACGCCGGCAACCAGTTCCGTGATTGTCATAGTCTGGAGAAACTAGAAATTGACCACACACCGAAGGTGCATTGGGCGTATGGTTTCGCCCACAAATACCACATGCCAATAACGGCTTTGCACGTCGAGGTCGAGTGCGGGTCAGCCGCGCTCCTGCGACATCCCGCGTACGACCATTTGTTCGAGTGCGAGCACCTCGACCCCGATGTTAGAATGGGGGCGTCCGCGACGAGAGACATCTGATTCTGACCCAAGAAGGAAAATCGAAACTATGGCTACTAACCTTGCTAGAGCGATCGCTTTGCCTGGGAAGCATGCTCCTATGCGCTTCCCATCGTTCCCTGCCCTTGAGCGCACGGCCGTCATGGCATTCAACGCCTCGATGCCGTTCACTGTCGGTGCTAATTCAACCAAGGTGCTCTTAACCCGGCAGGCTGCCCTGCCTCTGTGGGGGGAGATCCAGGCCCCGGGCGGCGAGAATGCCGCACTAACCTACGGCGTGGTTTACTCCTGCACTGGTGTATCGGCTATCAATACACAGGGTGGTATATATACAGAAGCCGTCGATGCCATCGGCGGGTGGCACCAGAGTGTCACTTATGGTCTGTCTGCACCGGTCATGGCTGCGCCTTGTGGCACTTGGCCCACTCAATACCCCGTGGTCGCGTTTGATGCCGCCACGGGTGATCTGCCATGGGTCTATTGCCCGAATGGGGGCAAAATTCTTATCACAAGCAACGCCATGGCTTTTGCACA